CTACTGACCTTGCAATTGGTACATACGGTTCAAAGCCAATTCACTTTGTTGTAAATAGTTCAACTACTGATGCAATGACAATTAGTGCGTCTGGAAACACAACCATTAACGGCACCTTGGCTATGAACAGTCAAAAGATTACTGGTCTTGCTAACGGTACCGCTTCTACAGATGCAGCCGCATTTGGACAAATTCCAACTGGAGCCACTTCTGGAACACAGGGTATTGTTCAACTTACCGGTGATCTTGGTGGATCTTCTACTTCGCCAACCGTAACTAGCGTCGCTCACATTACAGCCGGTACGCTAGCGGTTGCCAACGGTGGAACCGGTGTAACCACTTCAACTGGTTCTGGAAACAGCGTACTATCAAACTCACCAACACTTGTCACACCTGCTCTTGGAACACCAACTGCCATTGTTCTTACAAGCGCAACTGGTTTGCCATTAACAACTGGTGTTACAGGAACACTTCCCGTAGGAAACGGTGGAACTGGTGTAACAACCTCTACCGGTTCTGGAAGCAATGTTCTATCAACGGGTGCCACACTTACCGCTCCTATTGAAACTGTTTATATAATTAGCTCAGCAGCAACGGGAACTCTTACACAGTACCTTGTAACTAATGGAAGCTCAATTGTCTACACTGTTGCGGCAACCGCAAACTTTGTATTTAACTTTGCTTCTACTTCAGTACAGACATTAAATACATTGCTTTCCGTAGGACAGTCAATAACAGCATCTGTTATTGTTCTACAAGGCGGTACACCATACTACTGCACAGGTATTCAAATTGATGGATCTGCTCAAACAAACTGGAACGGTTCATCTGGTAACGTTTATTGGCAAAATGGAACAGCGCCAACATCGGGTAACGCTAATGGCTATGACTCGTATGTATTTACAATTATTAAGACAGCTGCAAGCACTTACACTGTGCTAGCATCTCAAAACGGATACTAAATAGGATTAGGAGGAACGCGATATGCCAATTAGAGATTCAGCTGGTGGGTTGTCTGCTGGTGGAGAAGGCGCTAATCGCCTATCAAAACCTACTGCCCCAACAAGCGTAACCCAAACAGTACTAAGCACAACACAGGTCTCCGTTGGTTGGACACACCCAGCCGGTGAACAACGTATTACAAGTTATAACATTCAAGTTTATAACATTAATACAGCTTCTGTTGTGGCCACTTTTACAGGTGTTACAACAAATCCTTACACGGTAAATTATTCATTCTTAGGTAACTATACATATGAATATGCCGTTCAGGCCGTAAACGATTCAGGCGTTAGTCCTTACAGTGGATATAGTTCAACTGACGTACCAAATTACATTCCGCCACCATACACCCCACCGCCAGTGCCACCGCCAGTGCCACCATACGTGCCACCATACGTTCCGCCATACGTTCCGCCATACGTTCCGCCGCCGGTTCCGCCGCCGGTTCCGCCGCCAGTGCCACCACCAGTTCCACCACCAGTTCCGCCGCCGGCACCGCCGCCAGTTTGTTTTGTTGTTGGAACACCGGTTCTCATGGCCGATGGTTCATACAGGAAAATTGAAGAACTTGTTGCTGGAGATTTGTTAATGACCGCCCATGTTCCTACTTTCCCTAATGGAGAGGCTTCGAATAAGTGGTACCCGGCAGATGTTTGGTCGTTGCCAGAATCAGAAAATACTGGTTTTGTCAGCGAAATAACTGCTGTTAAAAATAACGAAATAACAACAATGACTGGCTACTACAAATTCAATGACAGAATTTCTGTAACAGGAGATCACTTTCACCTTATTAAACGAGATGGTTCGTGGCAGTTTGCCCGCTCTTGGTCAATTAAGGTAGGGGATTCATTCCTTACAGAAAGCCTTGAAGAAGAAGTTATTGAAAAAGTTGAACTTATTAATGAAGAAGTTAAGGTTTCTGTTCTTTCAGTGGGAACAGAAGAATATCCAAATAACTTGTTTTTTGGATCTGGAATCTTAACTCACAACTTCAAAGTAAAGCTTTCAACTTTTTAAAAAAAATACAACTGGTAAGCCACAGGTAATAAAAACTCACAGAGATGAGTTTTTGCCTGTGGCTTTAACCATCTTGGAGGACAAAAATGATTAACCAAGAAACACTTATAGAATGGATTTATTCAGATAACCCTAAACCCCTTGTGGTTAAGGGCATTTTCCCAAATGCACCCGATTGGGATTCCCTGGCAAAACACAGAGAAGCATCATTGAAATCACCAATGATTGAAAAGAAAGACAAAAACCTTTACCTTGTTTATTTAAACACAGACACTAAAGACTTTTTTGAAATAATCCCTGGATCAGAACTCGTTTATAACGAGTTAAAAAAACTTTTTAACTGTCGAATTGAAGGTCCTTCAATAATTTTATGTGATTCCAAAGATGGTCTTACGGGCTTTCCTAAACATAAAGATCCAGAAATAACTATTCACTGGTGCATGTATGGTTCTGCAAAGTGGACTTTTTGGGATAAAAACGATAAAACATGTGAGGTTATGGTTGAAAAAGGCGATCTTATATTTGTGCCCATTGACACTGATCACGAGGTTGAAACACTAAGCGATAAGCGTGCGGGCGCCTTATTTGGAGCAATGTATATTCGTGAATAATAGACCTGATCCTATAGTTCTAAAAGATTTTATTCACCCTAATCTTTATGGCACTCTTCGCGATTTTTTAAAAGCAGATGCAAAAACTTTTGAGTATCACGAAGCGGCCGGAAGATATCGCACAAAGTCGGGGCCAAGAAACATTGTTGAGGAATTTCTAAACCTACACATATTCATGGCAAGATCAATTTTTAAAAGCGAAACACTTCTCCCCACCTATGGCGCTTTTCTACATTACGAATCTAAAGATGGTATTAATCCCAACCTTCCACCGCACAGAGATGACAATGCCTGTACCTATAACATTGGGATTTGTCTTTATCAGACCGAACCATGGGATTTGTACATTGAGGGTGTTAAATACACCTTAGAACCAAACGATGCTGTTGCTTTCTATGGTGAAGATCAAGAGCACTGGCGACCAGCACCACCTAGCGAAGATGGTCACTGGGGCATGGTTTGGTTTCACTATGCTGAACCAGATCACTGGTATTTTACCAAAGGCTCAGATTACATAAATGTTTTAAGAGGACAAATTGTCTGAAGCACCAATAAATAAAGAAGCTTACGAAAAAGGTTATCTTACTTTTCGTGGTTTAGATTTCCTCATAGGTCCCGGTGCCTACGCAGAAATAGGTGATTTTAATTACTTTTTAGATGAGGCTAAAAAAACCTTAGACAAGTCGCCAGTCATCCTCGATCTTTGTTGCGGAACTGGAATGATTGGCATTGCTTTGGCAAATGAAATACCCAACGCTACGGTTTACGGTGTGGAAAAATATCCAGAACCTTTTGTATGGACAATAAGAAATTCTAAAAATTTTGAAAAACAATTGTCTAAAATTGGATCAAAATTTATCCCCGTATTTACTAGCGCAATTAACTCCGTAGATATATTAAGAGAATTAGAGGGTAAGGTAAACCTTGTCATATCTTCTTGCCCAACTGGCGCAGAAGAAGAGTCTTCAGATTTATCATTTATTCCCTGGATCAAAGAAACAATGATTGCGCCTGAGGGCGGTCTGGGAGTTTTAAAAGAACTAGAAAGTGCATCTTTGTTCTTTCTTAAAGAAGACGGCGCTATCTTTACAACTGTAGGAGAAAGAAGCTATGATGAAGTATCAAGGCTTTTTGATCTTTCTATTTGGAATCCAATAAACTTTGATCCTGACCAATGGATGTCTACAAGTAAATGTTTGAAGAATACTCACAACCCCCTTTAAATGCAAAAGCATATGAAGATGGGTTTTATCATTTTCGTGGCATAGAGATATCTTGTGGTTCAGGTGCTTTTGTTGAAGTAGGTGACTTAGACTATTTCTTTAATAAAATTAAATATAATATATCCCCCGGCGATAAAAAAATTATTTTCGATATAGGTTCCGGTACCGGAATGTTAGGTATCCCAATGGCACTAGAAGTGCCAAAATCGACTATATATGGACTTGAACCTAATCGTAAAGCATTTTATTGGACAGCATATAACTCGTATGTATATGAAAAAGAAATTGCAAAAAAAGAATCAATCTTTCACCCGATAGAGCTCAGCGCCTCCGAGGCCGTGCGCGACATGTCAGATCTAAAGGGAACCGCTGACGTGGTTATGTCAAGTTGCGCGTGGGTACCGCTGCCAAAGTCTCTAGACTTCAGCAACATGCCATACGGCGTAGACGCCGTTTATGCGGGCGAAGATGGCCTGGACATGATACGAGAAGTCGTATCGGCTGCAAATTTCTTCCTAAAACCTGGCGGTATGTTATTTATGACAACGCCAGTAATAATGTTTGACAGAGTAAAGCCTTTGTTGTCGGAACTAGAATGGTCTGAAATCACACAGGATTCAGATGACTTTTTGTATACTAAAAAAATTTAGTTACATTATACTTTGTGCATCCCCTTGACTTATAAGCAGAAATAATGTATCCTTAATTTGGAGGTTTTTCACATGATATCAATAAACCATAATTTTTTAAGCCCGACAGAAGTAACAACTCTTTTAAATTTTGCCATTAATGATGCTCCAAAAGACTGGAACATAAATGAGGATTACTACTTTTGGAAAAATAGAACCCTTGAAGCTGAGGTAATTAAAAGCCTGGGGCCACAATACGAAAACATTGTCAACATACTTGTTAATGCACGCAAGAGAATCAAGCAACATATTGTAGATATTCGTGGCCTAACGGTGCCTCTTTACGCAGACACTCTACAGATTGTGCGCTGGCCAGAAGGCTACGAGCAGCCTCCGCACGCAGACGCAGAAACAAATGACGGTGGACCGCACCCGTACTCTTGGCGATACTCTGCCTCCATCTGCTATCTAAACGACAATTTTGATGGTGGAGAGATTTACTTCCCACAACATGATCTTTCCATAAAACCTTCACCTGGAACAATGGTTACATTTCCTGGAACTGCTGAGTACCTTCATGGTGTGCGTGGCGTAAAGAATGGAGTGCGTTACACAACTGCATCATTCTTTACCACGGACCCGACAAAAGCAGACATTTGGCCAATATGAGCAGTATTCCCATCAATAAACCTGGAGCAGAGATTCCAGAAAAAACTTTGGTTGTCTTACCACAGCCAGGCAGAAGCAAAGAAACAATAGCCAAACTTCTCGATCCACTCAACGGTCAAAAGACTCGTGACTGGTGGCACTCACACTTCTACTACTGCCTCCCCCTTGCTATTGGTAATCAATACGGATTTGTCATTAGAGCTGCTTACGACTTCTCGCTTTACTGGAACGGTGGTTTAAGAAACGAAGATTTGAAAGTAGAGTGCAACCTTCCTCAATATGAACTTCAAAATTATGAAGCACACTTTGGAAGCGGCATCGTTACAGTTCAAAACCTATGGGTTATGAGAACCCCACCGGGCGTAAACATAATGACCATGCAACCGCCAAATTTCCTAAAACCAGGTATCATGCACCTCTCAGCTGTCGTTGAGACAGATAACCTGCGCAGAGACTTCACCTTTAACATGAAGGTAACAGAGCCAAATAGATGGATTCACTTTAAAGCAGGTGAGCCTGTAGGTGCTTTTGTTTGCATACCAAGGCATTTTACTGATGAGTTCAAGGTAGCCTTTGCCGACGAACTATTTAATGAAGAACAAATCCAATGGGAACAAGACGTTCAGATCGAATTCTCCAGACAACGCAGTCGTGAGGATAAGGACAAACCGCATGAGGCAGGTCGTCGATACTTTAGAGGTGAGGATGCTTGGGGTAATGAGTTCCCAGATCACCAGATAATCGTTAAGAGGAAATAATGGAAAAACCCTACATCAATACCGAAGGTAACTACATTCCAGAAAAAGTTCTTTTGGTCAGAGTACCAGAAGAATACAATACCCCTGAAAGAAAAGAACAGTTTCTTGAAATTCTAAAACCTATGGCTGGTTGGAAAAAAAGAGATTGGTTTGAAAGTGCAATGTACAAATGTCTTCCGCTAACAATTGGAAATCAATACGGTTTTCAAATTGTAGCTGAATACGATTTTTCAGTTATTTGGAATGGCGGGTTACATTCAAACGACACCATTGTTGACGTTGGCCCAGACTTTGATCCAGAAAAATACCTTCAAAATGTAAAGGCTTGGTTTGGTTGGGGCGTAGTTACCATTGAAATGGAATGGAACTTAAGAGCCGCACCCGGCGTAAACCTTATGACCATACAAACGCCTAATTACTTTAAAAGTGGAATTCATCACACAACTGGCGTCATTGAGCTTGACAACCTCGAAAGAAATTTTATCTTTAACTTTAAAATAACTGAGCCAAACAGACTTATTGAATTTAAAAAAGGCGAGCCAATTGCAGCTTTTATTCTCTTACCAAGACATTATGTTGATGAATTTGAGATTGTCTTTGCAGACGAGCTTTTTACAAAAGAACAACTTGAAATGGAAGCTGAATTAGGCGCTAAATGGCATCAAATGCGCAATGACGAGAGCATAAAGAGCCGTTTTGGTCGCTATTTCCGTGGAGAATTGGTAAAGGGTGGTGATTACTTTGATCATCAGGCAACCGTTAAACCATATAAAAGAAAAAAATGAACGATAAAGTAACCCTATATTACGACTCAAATCCAGAGTACGAAGGGAATCTTATAGAGTCTGCTTCTCAGATAATCCCAGATTGGTACAAACAAGTACCTAGAATTTTTTCTGATAAAGATGGTTCTGAAATACCATCCGTTAAGCACTGCCTTCCTTTTATTGAGGCACTGTCAATTGGCTATCTTATCCTTACGCCTGAGGATTATAAAGTAGAAAAGAGATTTTCTCAAGGTATTTTTATTGAATCAGAAAACGAAACGCTGGGAACAAGAAACACAAATGATATTGGCAATATGCCTATTCCCGCTGGGTATAACAGAATTCAACACACATGGCAACACAGGCTCGCCATAGACATTCCAGAAGGATATAGCGTTCTGTTTACAAACCCACTAAATCGCTTTGACACGCCTTTTATGACCTTTTCGGCGGTTGTTGACGGTCCCTACAAAATGCCCCCAGGCGGTATTGCATTTTGTATTAGGGACGATTTTGAAGGGGTTATACCGGCAGGAACACCCTATGCACAAGCCATACCGTTTAAAAGAGATGATTTTAATATGGTTAAAAAAGAAGGTCTTGTACAGGAAGCACGCGGAATTCTTGAAACCATATTTCAAAAGGCAAAAAATTACACTGAAGAGTGGACTGGTTTAAAAAATAATTATCGCATTAATAGTTGGCACAAAAAATCTTACAAGTTAGACAAAGGAAAAAACGATGAGCTCGTTCTCTAATAGTTTTCAAAACATCCCAAATTATGGCGGTACCGACATCCGTTATTTTACCCCTCAACCTGGCGAAGTAAACGTTGGTGCTCAGTGCGCAAAACTTGTTGCAATGGATCTAGGCAACATGGAAGATGTTCTTAACTACCTAGGCATTAATCCAGAAGAATAGAATGAGCGATCCAATCAGGTTTTTTTATGAGAGCCTTCCCGGTTCTGAGGAAAGCCTAGTATCATCAGCACGATCCGTGCCTCAATGGTTTAAAGAAATACCAAGAGTATTTAAAAACAATGACGGGGAAAACGTTCCAACGGCAAAACATTGCTTTCCCTTCATAGAAGCTTTTACAACGGGATACCTTCTTTTAACCCCTGAAGACTATGTGGTTAGTCGAGTGGAAGACGGCAAAGCAACTATATCCTCAGAAACTACAATCATCCCAGAAAGAAACCCCAAAACTATTGGAGACATGCCATCTCCAAGCGGTTACAGGAAAGAAAGTTTTTCATGGCCCTACAGTTTTGGTATAGATATACCTGCTGATTGCAGCATTATATTTACACAACCTTTTAATCGATTTGAGTTACCCTTTATTACTATTACCGGCATAATTGATGGTCCTTACGTTTTTAGTCCAGGTTATTTAGGTTTTTATATTAGAGAAGATTTTGAGGGAGTTATACCAATGGGAACTCCTTATGCACAAGTTATCCCAATAAAAAAACAAGACTTTACAATGGAGAGTAAAACGGGTATCCTTGATAATCAGTTAACAGAATTCATTGATCCATTTCAAGATGATTCAAAATATAGTGATATCCTTATGAGCAATAAGGATTATTACCGCAGAAAAGTTTGGCAAAAGAAAAAATACAATATATAGGAATATACTATGCAACCATTTATAGCAAATACATACGTCCAGGGAACAACAATTCAGTTCTTTACCTCAACGCCATTTACAGCGCAAGACGGAACCACCATAATTGATCCAGACCAAGTTTACTTTGGCTTTTCCATCAATGGCGGTGCCCCTCAGACCTGGAATTACACCTTTGGTGTAGGCGACCCTACAGAGACGATTGTCCGCCTTGGGCTTGGAACTTACTGTGCCAGCATTGACACGGACCAGTACGGTGACGGCGTTTGGGTCTACTCATTCCTGGGTGAACCAGATAATGCTGTAAACCACGATCAGACAAAGACCAAGGTTCGCGCTAATGGCGAGCTTGTGGTCCTAAAATCAGACTTTCCACTGGGGTAATTACATGCTACAATAAGTAGCATGATATCTATCTTTACACCTAGTCACAATCCACAGTACCTAGACCAAGCTTACGACGGCCTGCTTCGACAAACCGTAACGGATTGGGAATGGGTTGTACTTCTTAACGGCAAGGCTGAATGGTCAACAGGCGTTGATGACGAGCGAGTAAAAATTTGCTACGCCAAGCCGCAACTTGGTGGCAAGGTAGGAGCACTTAAGCGATACGCTGTAGAGCTTTGCACTGGCGATATCCTGCTTGAACTTGATCACGATGACATTCTTATGCCAACTGCGTTAGAAGAGCTGCAAGAAGCGTTTGACAAAAATCCAAATGCTTCTTTTGTCTACTCAGACTTTGCACAAATTAATGCAGACGGTACGCCTAACTTCCAGAAGTTTAATCCAGACTTTGGTTGGGAATATCACGAAGAAGACGGTTATAACGTTTGCCATGGGTTAGAAGCAAGCCCACACAACGTATCTTTTATCTGGTACGCACCAAATCACCTTCGAGCCTTCACCCGTGAGGCATACAACAAAACAGAAGGTTACAACGAAAACATGAAGGTCCTTGACGACCAGGACATTATCCACAAGCTATTTCTTGTTGGTGATTTTGTTCACATCAAGAAGAACCTCTATCTACAACGCGTACATCCAGAAAACACACAATCACAATCAGACATTAACCCATTTATTCAAACAGAGACTGTCCGCATGAACGGGCACTCCATTCAACCTGCCCTTCTTGCGTGGTCAAAGCGCAAGGGGCTTCTTGCCCTCGATCTAGGTGCTGCTCACAACCCAGCACCGGGATACCTCACAATTGACATGCACTCTCCAGCTGATTACATTGGAGATATTTTTGAGGTTCTTGAAACCTTTGAGGATAACAGTGTTGGTGTTATTCGTGCTGTTGACTTCCTAGAGCACATCCCGGACAAAATTCGTCTATGGAACGAGATGTATCGCGTACTTGCTCACGGTGGTATGGTTTTAAGCCTTACGCCAAGCACAGATGGTCGTGGTGCATATCAAGATCCTACGCACAACAGCTTCTATAACCAGAACTCATTCTGGTATTTTGCCGACGAAAACTACCGTAAGTATGTGCCCGAGCTAAAGATGGATTTCCAGATTAGCTTTCTAAGTACCTATTTCCCCAGCGAATGGCACAAAAACAATGACATTCCTTATGTAAACGCAAATCTAATTGCGATTAAAGACGGCAATCGTCAAGGCGGACGACGACACGTTTAAAGACTTGAAATAGTAATTACAATGGTGTAATATGTATTTGGAGGAACTTTAGAAAGGATGTACTGTTGTGGCTAAGCCAGAACTTGATATGTCGGAATTCTTTGATAAAGGCAAAAAGGAATGCATTGCGGCTCGCCTCATTGCAAAACTGCCCCAAATAGATCAAGACAAGATTGCCCTTGCCCTAGAAGATGTACAGAACATTGACGGTATGTCAATCGTTAGATACATGCAAAGGCGAGGAGTTTACGCAAAACACCCAGCTTTAATTCGTCACCGTAAAAAAGAGTGCATCTGTGGCAAGTAAAAATAAACTAGACCTTAGCGAGTTCTATCGCCACCGCATGGAACCCATGGAAATTGATGCGGAAGATTTAAGCGATCTTTGCAAAGCAGTTGCCAAAAGAAAACCAGGAAAACCAGTACGTCCAGAAGGCGATGTTTCTATGCTCGTTCTTCTTTCCGATTGGCAAGCTGGAAAGAAAGAAGGCGGTGGAAGCGAAGCCATTGCAGAACGCATTGGCCAGTTTCAAGACCGTCTTATGTTGCGACTTAAAGAACTGACAAAGATTGGTAGAAACATTTCTACCGTCTATCTTGTGGGTTTGGGTGATTTAATTGAGCAATGCTCGGGACACTACGACATGCAGGCGTTTAATACAGATTTAGACCGTCGAGAACAAATGCGCCTAGCTCGTCGACTTGTTATGAACTTTGTTGATCGCTTGGTTGACGAAGGATACCGTGTTGTTCTTGGTGCTGTCCCCGGAAATCACGGGGAAAACCGAAACTCATACGGTAAGGCATACACTACATGGACTGACAATGATGACCTTGCTATCTTTGATGGCATTCAAGAAATCGTTGAGCACAATCCAGAGCGATATGCAAACGTTGAAATCCCACTTGGTGCCATTGCGCAAGATCTAACTATGACTTTAGAAATTTCTGGAGTTAAGTGCGGGTTTGCTCATGGTCACACATTCCGTAATGGAAACAAGGGTTGGACCAAAACAAACGGAAGTATTGGAAGAATTGAGACATGGTGGATGGGTCAAACAATGACTCGTCAACCTATTTCAGAAGCAGACATCTTGTTCTGTGGACACCTTCACCACTTTGTTGCCTCGTCTGCATCTGGTAGACAGGTATTTATGTCACCTGCAGCTGACGGTGGTTCTCACTGGTACACCAGTACAACAGGCAAAGCAAACCCACCAGGAATGCTTACGCTCCTTATTGGAGAAGCTTGTGGTCCTTATGGCTGGTCTGATCTAGATATTCTCTAGTGTCACCAAAGAAATTTAGGTTGCCCGAAGGGGCAACACCTATCAATGAAATGATGGAACGCTATCCAGACTGGGTGTGGCTACCATGCCCAGTCTGTGATGAGCTTGCACACTTTATGGAAGACCGCTACGGAATGCACGCTTGGTGCTTTGAATCACCTACGGGTAAAAGAATGATTCCAAAATTGCGTAGGATTGAAAAGGGAACAACAAAGATGTCCCTATTCGAAGAGTAGATCTTCCCAGGCGTCTTCAACGCTTACGTCGTATTTAAACCACAATCTGCGTTGGTCTGCACTTGATCCGCCCCACACACCATGTTCTATTCGGTTATCAACCGCATATTCGTGACATTCTTTTTGCACTGGGCACGTAAAACAAATGTCTATAGCTTCACGCATTAAAGATGATTGACCTTGACCAGGGAAAAAGGTATCCATCTTTTCATTTGTGCAAGCAGAGTATTCATAAAACTCTGGTCTTGATCTTTGTAGGGCTATCAGAAAATCTAGTAATTCAAATTCGTTATAAGACAAATAGTCCGACACTCTAATCCTTAGGGTTAAAGCCCCCAGCGACATGAAGATGAGAATTAGATAACGCAAAAGGGCGCTTCGTATCCTTGCAACTCCACCCGCAGGTGCATGTTGATATGAATTTTCCCTTTACTATTTCAATCTGTACGTAATGTCTAATCACTATTCTTCCCACGACCACTTAATAAATCCTCTTTGTTGTGCAATCTTTGGATATAATCCTATCATGGTGTGGCAGTAGCGACAGACCGTTTTGTAATTACTTGGATCATCGCCAACAATCTTTCCACCAACAGATCGAGCTTTTACTTCGTGCACATCAACGGCTACTTCAAAACATTCTTCGTCCCAGTAAATTTGACAAACTGGAAAATTCTTTAACATTTCTTCTACAAAGGGTCTACGTTCTTCGTAAATCTTTTTCATTCTATCCGACCTGGGCTTCAGCTTTGTACGAGCTGTAAGCCCATTCTTTGCTTTTAAGGCTGATCTAACGACTAAAGGGGCTCGCGATACGAGCCCCTTTTTAGTCTGCAATGGTTTGCGTCTTTTCACAGGTAATAGTGTACCAGTTGTTCTTCCAGAAGTGCAATCTGGCGATGTGCTTCCGACAGTTGACTGTGCATCCGTTCGTTCTCTGCGGTTAGTTCCCTAACACGAATAAGAAGTTCTTCGGTGTAGTGAGTCAAAGCGTCATCGTACGTAGACATTATGCTCCTATCTCTCTGTATGAGGCAAGCAGGCTTCTAAAGCCCTCAAGTTGTGCTCGGACTGTAAGCAACGCTTGACGACAAGCATCGTGCTTTGCTTCCATTGCTGTAAGAGAACGTAGTTCTGCTTTTGTTGCCACCCGAGCGTAATCATCAGCCATGTCAACGGTCAGTTTCCTGCCTTCAACATCAGCATGCAGTCGCTCTTCAATTCTTGCCTGAGCATAAGCGGTCTTATACCGCTCTTCTGCCTCAGCTTTATCATCACAAATACGTGTGAAGTCTTGCGTCAGCCTCTCCATAGTGGAGATGGCCGAACGCATGGCTTCTTCAATCTTTGCGTGACTGAGTGGAGCAGAACTGTTCATTAGAAGTTGTCAAAACCCTTTGATGAACCTGAACCGTTCATTACTGATTCCTTCTTTTCGTTACGGGTAATCTTTGCAGTTGCCCAACGAAGATCGGCAGCAACGGTGTCAGCAACGATTTCTCCTGCTGTACCCTTAGTTCCGTCCTTGCGCTCAAAGTCTTTAAGTGAAAGACGACCAACGATAACTACGCGTGAACCCTTTACAAGACTCTCAGCAATGTTTGTTGCTACTGAGTCAAAGGCTACAACGTCATAGAAAGATGTTGATTCTGTTCCTGACTTGTCTTTGTATGTGTCAGCAACACCGAAACGAATATAAGCCAAACCGTCATTAGAAAAACTGAGCTCTGGATCTCGAGTGATGTTACCGATAATTGTAATTGATGTTGACATTTTTATGCTCCTTGTAGTTCTTTCAGTTTCTCAATAACAATCTTTGCTTCGTCCATGGTCAAACTCTCCAATGAAGCAACTTTGTTACCAGTTAACTCTTCAATTTTATCAAACATTTGTAAATCATTCCATTCTAGGCTCTTGTGTGTAATTGCCCAAATGGCCCTAACCTGACTTTCAGTTGCTGACTTTCCACTGCCACCCGATGATCGAGGTGCAGATGCAGCCGAAGCAACCTTCTGGCTAAGACTTTGTTGAGTTGCATTTGATGCTGGCGTACTTGCTGCAACGCCGTCATCATCAGAGTCTGCAACGAGCCCAAGGCAGGCCATATAGGCATAGCGACGAGCATACGTCGTAGCCGAACCCTGCGACATTGGATCATCTTTGACCATGTGCAACTTCATAGAGTAGGCCATGTACTGACCAGACGTGTGTAGTAAATGTGTAATCAATGCATCATTACCATTTTCATCGTATGTAATGAATTGACTAACAGCCAATCCATACTTTGCAAGAACTGGTCCAGCAGTAGCCACAACATCCGGCAATGCTGCATACGTGCTCTTAAAGAACGGATTAACCGAACCCTTAGGCACGGCAGAAAACTCCGCTTGTGCAGCTACCAATGCTGTAACCAATTCGTTAATTGATTCGCTTTGCATAATTATTCCTTTTCTTTGTTTGTTTTGTTAGTTTAACGCTTTTAATGTTGCTTGTCAAGAACTAATTCTTGATTTCTCTAAGAACCCTAGATCCAGGTCTAAGGCTGGTAAATTGGGCATAAATTTCCGGCATCTGATTCTGAAGCTTTTTAGAGTCAAACGTCTCGGAATCTTTATTGGCCCTGTATGAGAACAATGGTTGACCATCTACGGTGGCGTATTCTGCATCACCGACCAACTCAAGGATTTGCGCACGAAGTCGCTTTCTTTCCTTTTCTGCCGCCTCAGAATTTTCTTTTGCAAGAGTAAATTCAGCCCAAAGTTCTCTCAGTTCTGATCCACCTTCGTAAACCTTGCCGTCTTTGTGACGAGGATACATCTTTGATTGTGCGGATTCTGTTGCATCGCTTCCGTCCGTCGCCGGTGGGCTAAGCGTCACAACAGCATCCCAAAACATTGATTCGGCAGCAACAAGGTTTTCAGCAATGTTTTCGTCCCAATGCATGTTTCTTACTTGAATTCCTTGTCCGCCAATTAACGCACAGAATGTGATCGACTTCACCCCGGTTACAACGCCGTAGTGATACCCCTGAAGCATGTAGCTCTGAGGAACCTGATTATTTGCCCATGCGCCAGGATTACCCGGGCTAGCAATACCGGCAGTCTTAACTTCAAGAATACGCTCAATGCCCACTGGTGGCACATCTGATCTCCAATCGGTTACAACACCGGCTGGGAATTGCTCGGAAGGTTTAACAATAAGAAAGTCAAGGTTGGCAAACATAAAGTTTTTATCTGGATCAGTTGACCAAATAATTACAGGCCATTCAACAACGGCACAATTGTAATCCTTTGCATATTTATCAGCAATAGGTCTTTCCAAAATATGACCCCATTCAGTTGCTTCATTGCCTTCAAACGTGCGCTCTACAATGCCAGCCTTTTCTGACCAAAGTGCGTAAGGAGAGTTGTATTTGTTTACGCCACAGATTGTTCCCGCATCAGAACCACCGATACCGTTCTTACGAAGTTCAAGCCACTCCGACTCTGTTTTATCCCAGACTGGAACAATCTTTACATTATCCATTACTTTGCCCTTAGTGTTCTGGCAACGCCGTCAAGATATTCAATTTTATTTTGTTCACGAAGCGAACGACACTCGGCGTGAATTGTACCCAACGATAGACCGGTGAGTTCGACAAGATCACGAAAGCTCGGGGAGTATTTGTTTTGCTTGGTCCAACCTTTAATGGCTTTAACAATGTCCATTTGATTTGCTTTTTGTTTATCAATTTTCTTCGGCATCTTCAATCTCCATTTCAAAATCAACTTCATTCACTTTGCTCATTACCTCTTGATAGATAGATTCGTAAAGTTCTTTCTTCTCTTTCAAGTTTACACAAGCCTTGTCACGTCCTTGGCCAATGTGCTCGCCTTGATAGGTAAGCCATGCTCCGGACTTCTTGACAACACCAAAGTCAATTGCACAGTCAAGCAGTGCGCCTTCTTTTGGGACGCCTATGCCATACACAAGATCAAACTCTGCCTGTCGGTATGGTGTAGCAAGTTTGTTCTTAACCACCTTTACTCGGGTGCGGTTAGCGGTTGCGTCGTCACCCTTCTTGATGGTTTGAATGCGTCGAATGTCTAGTCGCACAGATGAATAGTAACCAAGTGCACGACCACCGGGGGTGAACTCGGTCGGTCCAAACATCTTGCCAATGGATTCACGAAGCTGGTTGATAAAGATAACCAAAGTGTTGCTGTCAAATGCCGGTCCGGTCAACTTTCGTAGTGCCTGACCCATCAAACGAGCCTGCAATCCTACGTTAGCCTGACCCATTTCACCCTCTAGTTCTGCCCTAGGAGTTAATGCCGCTACAGAATCCACAACAATAATGGCAATTTTGCCTGTTTCTGCCAATTTAATCGTAATTTCCAGCCCCTGTTCAGCCGTTGATGGCTGGGTCAAAAGCAGTTCATCAAGGTTGACTCCTAGTGCCTGTGCATAATTGGGATCCAGGGCGTGCTCAGCGTCCACGTAGGCGCACTGTAAGCCCCTTTTTTGGGCTTCTGCGATGGCGTGCATAGCCAGGGTACTCTTACCCGAAGAAGGGGGTCCAAAAAACTCTACAATGCGTCCTCTGGGCAGACCACCAGTGCCCAAAGCTAGGTCTAGAGGTAGAATTCCTGTAGAAATTACCTCTACTGGCTCTACTTCGGCGCTGTTTAACCGTACAATTGTGCCCGGTCCAAAGTTTTTATTGATCTCATCTATGACGCTTTCCAGCGTGTTTTCAGTGGTTTTTGCCTGTTTGGCCATACTGTCCTTTCATGGATTCAAAATCACTATACACGAACCTTTGTTCACCGTCAAGCACTTACAACTTGACAGATGAACATTTGTGCTGTAGGCTTCGGCCTATGAAAACATACTATGCCCAAAAAAATTATGCAGTAATAAGGGATGGTTCTATCGTTGTTTACTCTCGATATAGTCAGGCTTTCGTTGAAGATTGCCGTCGAATTGAAGGACGCAAGTGGGATGCAAGCGAGAAAGCAAATGTATTTCCCATGTCCTCGGCGATACTTGTT